GTAAGTCTTGGAACGCTAGAAACTCCACTCCTTTTTTTGTATGTACCGCTCTTAGGCCGTTGGGCAAGAGGTGGTACTTTTCCTTCTGCATATCCTTTGTCAGTAGGTCATTCTTACAATACCCGGCAATCTAAGATCCTTTGGCCTTGAGACCGTGGCAAGATCCCGTCTCAGCAAAAGCTGATTGAAGACCTGGCAAAAGCCCGAAGGTTACAGGACCGTCGACCAACGCTCGTCAACGCTGTACACCGGTGTTCGCCACCGCTACGTGATATACACCCCTGCTAGCCACCCTCATTTACCGATCTCTTTACTTTTCTTTTAATAAAAAACTGATGCCCACACATCGCCCACCCGCGCTCGTGGTTTAGAAGGAGCTTGTGCTCGTGCCCCGGGAAGCCTACAAGAGAGCTTGTAGCTGTAAGCGCAATGCTTATTTGCTGCATCCCGAAGCGTCACACGCCACTCCTAAAAGGGACCCCGGCATGAGCCGGTTGAACCGCAAAGTCGCCGGAACTTCACGGTAGGATCCGCACAGACATCAGAGAAATAAAAAAAGTTTTTCATTTGAACGGTATCGGTTGAAGCTGCAGGAGCGGTCTGCTCCAGAAAAGGCACCTCAAGTCGAGCCAATACATACTCCATCCGGAGATTCTGTTTCCTTTGTTTTCCCTCCAAGAGTTACGTCCTCGAAGGCGCAGCCTGCCAATTGTCTAGGCGCAGGCGCGATCAAGCAACAGGAGACTCTTCAAAAATAACGGCGCCATCCCTGATTTACAGTCGACCTCATCGATGAGGTCTTCTTTGGGACAGGATGAGCCATAAAAACAAGGCGGAGAAAAAGAGAAAGGTTTTTTTGGTTGAATTTTAAGGGATATTGTGTAATGAAGGTTCGGCTGGTCTGCAACCCACTCTGAGTTAGTAAAGTCAAGCAAGGACATGCTATCAGTATCGAACATGATAGCATCTAACAAAGGAGCGAGCCACATCCTCTGACATTTAACCTCCCCTTTTTTATAAAGAAAATTCTTGTAGGTCCCCTTGACCGGGATCTTCCTGGGACCTACTTTCCTTTCCATTGGCGTACACGGTACCCCTTGCCACTCATTTATGTAATCCTTAGTGATACCATTTTCTTTGTCTCGGATCCAACGCTCGAGGGCCGGCGTAGAATCCTTAACGGGTGGTCCGAGGACAAATGGCAATTTCCGTTCAGTACCAGAGCGACGTACTGTAGGCTGCTCCATGGAAAGAACTCCACGGAACCACCGTTTACGGACCAGAAAATGCCACCACCGGTGAGGGATCAAGGATAAGGGGGTCGGAGAGCGCGAAAAAACACGCTGTACAACTGGGTGAGTGAGTAACCAAGTTGCAGTAGAAAAAGAAACGTTGTCACACAACGAAAAAACGCCGTCTGCGACGGTGCCATCAGGCTGCTTCCAAGAGTCTGTCAACAACCAACCGAAGTTGATGCGTTTTAGAGTACGAGCCTTCTTGGAATCCCACGTAGTGGAATTCAAGTCAACAAACCTCTTACTCCGCATCGTCTTCGAATGATTGACGACAAACCCCACAGAAGCAGTCACCTGAGCCCAACGCTCGTACATTTCCTTTGTCATATTTGTTGCTAAATCATCGCCATTAATTAACGAGGTTCGATAGTGAGGACCACAGTTTTCAACATCTTGACGTGCAATGTCTAGACAGATCTTGTTCAAGAGACAAAGCACCACAAAACTGAGGGGATTCCCCATCATCGAGCCACGGCGAATAGCAAATTCTTCTTCGTCCACAAACTGTTCTCCAAACAGCTGTCTCAGCGCGCAGGATCGCGCAGGCGGGAGTGCAAGACACAGGACATCAATCACAGTCATTACCGCATCCTTGTTGAGGAAGTCAGTAGATCGTGTGAAATCGCCGGATGTCAGTTCTTCTGAATCTTTGCGGTCTTTGGAGATGGTGAGGAAATGCTCACTGGTGACGTCGCCCCGAACTAGCCAATCATACTTGGAGAGACGGTTGTAAGCAGCTTCGTGAACAGGCTTCAAGAGCCTCTTCGCTTTAGCCGTTGGCATGGTTACAACCCTTATCTTCCCTTTCTTTTTGGCTACCCCGACACGACACCCAGCGGCACTCTCTCGCTCATAGACAAGACCTCTACATGTACGATAAGAACCATGTAGAGGAACTGAGAGAGTCCCTCCCATACCCCGCTCCAATTCAAAACAACCCTGCTGGTCAGGTACTCGCACCCTCTCTGCCTCCCTCTCCTCTTTCCACCACCGGGTCCCC